TCAAATCAGCAGAAGTTTCCTTAACTCTTCAATTGATTCCAGTTGAGCTGTTTCTTCTTTTGGCATTGGTGCTTCTTTAACTTTCTCTTGTACAATTGATGAATCTACAGTTGATAGTTCAGTGTTTAACACACGTAAATTCTTATTTAATAGTTTTAATTCTTCAAAAATATCTTCTAATATTGCCATTGATTAACTCCTCCTTAAAATTGGTTAGCTAGACGAATCATTAACTTGATACGTTCTTCTATTTCTCTAGGGTCATCACTTTGTTCATTTAATCTTGCTAACAATTCAAATTGTTCTTCTAAAATTTACTTTTTACGTTCGACTACACTTAAATGCAATTGCGATTCAATAACACGCCAGATACCCCAACTTTCCATTTCAATCTTTCCTTTTTTCTTAAGTTTTGAAAGAGTGGATTTTGCATGTGTTTTAGATATCCCAAAAGTTTCAACAACATCATCAGAATTGAAATTGTCATATGTTGCAAAATGTGATAGTATTTTTTGTTGTAAGGTCATATTAATAACTCCTTATATAATTATTTAAAACAATTGCTCATCTTGCACTGTTACTTGCTCCAACAAGTAGCAGTTTCTTTATTCTTCATAAAAGTATTCCTTATAAAATATGAATGTTGCGATACTTGCGAATCCCGCAATTGACCATGCTGTAGTGAAGTATAGAAACGGCATAAGCACAATCGCTAAGACTGTGAAGCACAGTACTGCTAATAGGTAGCTTTTATATGTGTCGCTCATTTGATAATCCTCCTAATACCATTTTTTATGCTTTCTGATCAAATACTCTTCTAATTTAGAAATATTAATCAATGTTCCCGTTGCTGAATAATCAATGTATAAATTTTCTACACCTAAATTATCTTCACGGTAATATTTCAACCAGTTGTATACTGTACTTCTACATACTCCAAACAATTGATGGATTTGTGTAGGTGTTGCGTATAACTTTTTCACAAATTTTTCTTCGCCTCGATATGTGTTTTCTAGTGTTGGTGGTATTATGATTTTTGGCATCTCTATCACTCCTTTAGATAAATGTTAAAGTTTGTTATTATTCGCCCTGTATTGAAGTTCTCTATCTAATGCATAGAAAACTTTGTTTATTTCTAAGTAGCTGTAATCACTTTTTTTAATAAGCTCTAATATTTCCGCTCCTAAGTTACGTTCCTTTTCCGTTAAATAGGATGAAGAAGCATCAGCTTTGCTAGAAACTTGTGGGACGCCTATACGCAATCCTTCTGATCTTGTGTTCATTTGTTTATGCTCCTTTCGTGTATAATGTTGTTATCAACCTAAGGAGGTGATAACATGCCCTTGATATCTGATGAATTTGATACACTTACTAAAGACCAACAATATATCTTGTCCGTACTCTACAAAGATTATTTAGAATGTGTAAAGTTAGGTTCGGTTAAATTAACCTGCAATAATTTTGGAAGTGCTAAAGATATACATACAAAGTATTTTCAAAAACTACATTTCGAAGATGTAAAATACGATTTAAATAAACTTAAAAACTCTGGGTTCCTAAACGGCGTGTATGCTAGCAACACTATTTATCATGTAACAATTTCAGACAAGACTGTTGTTTACTTTGAAAATGAGTTTAAAAACAATTTAAAAAGTATCATTGATAGCATTTCTAAAATTGCTTCAATAATTCCTGGTCTCTAGTTGGGTTTATAACTTCCCAATCATTTGCCATGAGGTCATCGGCTGAAGGTTGCCAATATCTGATAAGGTTTGTCCCATCGCTATTTGAAATGATGCATTGTAAAAAACTATCATTTGTTGGTAATATCTTAGTTCGATGACTTTCTTTCCAATCTTTCCGTGTCATAGAGACAAGATTTTTTGTAGCTATCTTAGTTGCTTCTTGAATGTTCATTTGTTATTCCTCCTTTTAAGATGTTTATGATCCTTTCTGCTATACTCCTGTTATGGAGGTGATAGGATGAAACTTAATCACGATTGCGTTAGACTCTTGCTCTTAGAAATAGAATCTAATAAGAAAATAGGTGAACCACTTACTCGACATAATTTCAACGATAATATTATTTTTGATAAATATGATTTTGAAACAGTAATGTACTCACTTTTAAAATTAGAAGAAGCTAAATTTATTTGTTGCGATCTGAAATTCATCGAAGGCAGGGTCGTTTCTTGGATTATTGATGACATCACTTGGTCTGGCCATGAATTTCTCGATAATATTAGAGACAATAAAACTTGGAACGAAGTTAAAAGAGTCGTTAACAAAACATCCAGTATGTCTCTTAATCTTATGGGGAAATTAGCTTTTCAATATCTTTTCTCAAAAATTCAATCTAACTTAAATTCATAACCATCAACCAAGGCATATAAGTTATTATTTACGATGGTATTTCTTCAATGGTGTTGTTGATGAAATGAGATCGGACCATCAGTTCATATCCGTCATTAATTTGAATATCTAATGGTCGCCTATTACCTTCTTCGTCATAGTAGTAATAGATGACTTTTTTGTTTTGAGCTTGCATTTGTCGTTCCTCCTTTAAGTTGTTTTGTTATATAATTTAGTTATCTCCCAGTGGAAGGAGGTGAAATTTATGGATTTAGAGAAAATTGCTCACGATATTACAATCTCGCTATTACCTAGAGCTCTAGATAGACATAAGATTCATAACGAATGGCAAGAAGTCGGTGATGACGTAATTGCATTCGCTAAAGATAGCATTGCTCGTGACTATTTCAGCATTTACTCTTCTGTGTTATTGGGATTACAAGAAGAAGAAAAAAGCAGAAAAGATTTAGGATTGTAAGGCAATAGCGCACTTGATTACTTGCACTAATTAAGTGCGCTTATTTAATTAGATATTTCTTACCTTCTCTATCCGAGACCACTTTATATTTTTTAATTTGCTTTCTTTCACTTTTAACCATTGATTTCCATGCCACACGTCAATTAAGTTTTCGTGTTTTTTATTGAATAGCCTTCTTAGTAGTTTCATTTGTAGTTCCTCCTTCATTCGAAATCATCGATAGTTAATTCTGAAACTCTCTTTTCATAGATATATAAATAATAGTTTTGATATCTCTATAAATTTTTGCTGCTAGGTTGTATTCACTTTCACTCAAGTCTGAATTAAGTGTCACTCCAAAAATTGATAATGTTAATTTTCTAATATGGTCATGAACATCTTGTACATAAGCTTTTTGATGAATTGATTCGAAGCCATGCTGATACTTTTTTAGCGGAATCGGATGATTGAGCTTCCTCAATCTTCCTAGCGACAAATCTTTTGCGAAATTGAGTTTTTTATTGATTTCTTCTAAATCGTCATTATTGATTCTTACTTTACTGAAAATTGCACCTGAGCTGATTGGTTTCTCGCCTTTTATAGCATTTCTAACTTCTTTCGCTATAATTTCTTTCAACTCTTCTTTGGTTAACGTTATTTGTTCCATAGTGTCCTCCTTATTTTTATTTAGTTGTCACTTTCGAAACTTAAAGTCTAAAAAAAATCATCAACTTTAACATTTAAATGATCTGCTAATTTTTTAGCTTCTGAAGTTGTAAAATCTCTGCCATTAATTCGATTTATCTTTATACTCAATAAACTTCTACTCATTCCGATTGCTTTAGCAACTTCTTTTTGGTTAGTTCCTTTAAGTGCAATCAAGCTTTTTATTTTTAAGTATGGTTTATCTGCTACACTAGTTGTCATTGAACCCCCTCCTTTTGTTTCGTTTGTAACAACTTGATTTAAGAATACATCATAAAAGTTTCGATGTCAACAACTTTTGCAATAATATTTTCCTTGCGTTTCGTTTTCGAAACTTTTATAATGAAATTATCTTATATAAGGAGGGTTTCGTATGGGTATTGGTGAAGGTTTAAAGAAGCTAAGAAAAAATAAAAATATGACTATGGAACAATTAGCAACTGATCTTAATAATAAATATCCCGACTTAATGAAATTAACGAAAGGCAAGATATCAAAATGGGAAAATGAAAAGGAAGAACCTCGATTATCAACTGCCAAAATTTTGGCTGAGTACTTCAATGTGAAGATTAATGATTTGTATAGTGAATCAAATACTACATACAAAGACGATAACGACATCACTTCCATATACAACAAACTCACACCTCCCCGCCAAGAAAACGTACTTAACTATGCAAATGAACAATTGGAAGAACAGAATAAAGTCACTTCTATAGATGGATATAAAGAGTCTAAACTAGTATCGTATATTGCATGTGGTGCAACTGGTGCTGGCATAGGAGAAGAATTATATGATGACATATTGCATGAAGAAGTATTTTTTAAAGAAGACGAAACGCCATCAAATGCTGATTTTTGTATTTTAGTTAATGGTGATTCAATGGAACCTATGTTAAAACAAGGAACATACGCTTTTATTAAGAAAGAAGATTCTATTAAAGATGGTACAATTGCACTCGTTGTATTAGATGGAGTAAGTCTTATCAAGCGTGTAGATATATGCGAAGACTATATTAATTTGGTATCTCTAAATCCGAAGTATGATGATATCAAAGTCGCTTCGTTTAGTAATATTAAAGTAATGGGCAAAGTTGTATTGTGATTAATAGCGCCTATATGGCACTTTAATATAAAAGACGTCTATTTCAGCAGTGTTTGAAAGGAAGTTTATAATGAAAATAACTAATTGCAAAATAAAAAGAGAAACTATAGTATATGAAGTTTTAACTAGTGGTAATCAACCATTCACTTATGAGTTACCTAAAGATTTATCGTCACATAATGCGCGTAAATACTTGGAATTTATTTCACAAAAAATAGATGGAGATAAGTTAACCAAAGAAGATTCATTATGATTTTACTAAATAAAAAAACGCCTACTAGTGTAGACGTTGAATGGTGGTGAGAATTTTATGGTAGATAAAAACAAAAAACAAGAAGCTACCCGTAGTAACCCATTAAACAAAAGTTTTGAAAAGCCGGGTGCCAGCGAAAACTTAAAAAGCACTTTATCAGAAAAAGCTAAGAAAAAAGATTAGTATTCATTCATTAAATATAAATCCAATTTAATTTGTTGTTTAAGGTCTACAAGCGTATGTTTAATATACAATTCATCGTTTGACGGTAAATCAGATACTTTGAAATCTTGTCGCTCAACTTCTAGTAAATCGAAATCGCTACCAGCTGAATTATAGGTTTTAAGTTCACCCTCTTCAATGATTCTGTTTTCAAAGTCTTTTATAACTATAAATACTGGTTTACCGTTGTTATTAAACAACTTGTCTCTTTTGTCTAATAAGCTTATACAATCCAATTTCATAAACTTTCTGGTTATATTAATTAACCAGATAATAAATTTAACAATTAAAGGATTAAATACAAACACTGTTAAAACAAAAATAAATAGAAACAAAATATTTGCTTTTAGACCTGTAAGCAACTGAATTAAATTCAAATTTTTTAAATCAACATTATTAAAAATTATAAAACTATAAAACCATATCAAACATGTTTCAATAGAAAAAATCAATAATACAGGAGTATTGATAACCTTGTTTTTTCACTAACTAAACCTATCATTGTTAGATATTTATATGGTATGTAACCTAAAACTCCTGTAAGAAGAAGCGCCCCTAGAAATTGAGTCATCTTATCACCTACTTTTTATTTTATTATAACATATTTAGTACCTAGTACTAAATTTTGGGTAGCCCACCTACCCTTATTATTTTTTACAAATTTACAGAACGTACGTTCCTACAGGAGGTATAAACATGTGGATTGAAAAATTTAAAAACAAAAATAACGAAACTAAATACAGATATTACGAGAAGTACAAAGATCCATACACAGATAAATGGAAGCGCGTAAGTGTTGTGTTGAACAAGAATACAAAACAATCTCAAAAAGAAGCAATGTTTCGTTTAGAAGAAAAATAAAAGAAAACTGAACAACAAGTCGTCAAGCGAATTAAAAACTTTGACTTTTCACGCGCTATTAGATGAATGGCTTGAATATCATATAAAAACATCAGGTTCAAAGTTGACTACTCTTAATAATATAAAAATAAGAATTAGAAACATTAAACGATACAGCTCTGAGAACTTGCTTTTAAACAAACTAGATACAAAATATATGCAGATATTTATTAATAAATTATCAGATATCTATTCTCAAAATCAAGTAACCCGTCAACTCGGAGATATGAAAGGAGCTATTAAATATGCAGTTAAATTTTACAATTATCCAAATGAATATTTGTTAACTAATGTCAAAATTCCTAAAAGAAGAAAAACAATAGAGGATATCGAAAAAGATGAATCTAAAATGTACAACTATTTAGAAATGAACCAAGTCCTACAGATACGTGATCATATACTAAATGATAATAAGTTACACAAGCGAAATCGCATTTTAATTGCCAGCATCTTAGAAGTACAGGCTTTAACTGGTATGCGCATAGGAGAACTACAAGCACTGCAGGAAAAAGATATAGATTTATTAAACAAAACTATCAATATAACAGGTACAATTCACCGCATTAAATACGAGGAAGGATTCGGATACAAAGACACTACAAAGACTATAAGTTCAAAAAGAAGTATCAGCATCAATTCTAGAACCGTAGAAATTTTTAAAAAGATAATACTGGAAAACAAAATGTTGAAAAGATGGAATTCGAGCTATGTTGACAGAGGGTTCATATTCACAACAAAAAAAGGGAATCCTTTATGTAATAATCAAATCGCCGGTGTGCTTAAGAAAACTACAAAAGCTTTAAATATGAATAAGAAAGTTACCACGCACACATTTAGACATACACACATAACTTTATTAGTAGAAATGAATGTTTCTTTAAAAGCAATTATGAAAAGGGTAGGACATGTAGATGAAAAAACAACCATTCGCATATATACTCATGTAACTGAAAAAATGGATAGAGAACTAACTCAAAAACTCGAAAACATTCCAAGTTAG